GTCAACGTGCTGCTGCCGGTCTATGACCGCGAAGGAGAGTTGCAGACCGTTCAGACGATACCCCCAGAGGTCGGCGGCAAGAAGCTGTTTGCCACCGGGGCGCCGAGTGCTGGCGGACGGTTCAATATCGGCATCAGCATGGGGCGCACGTTGGTATGCGAGGGATTTGCAACTGGCGCATCGTTATGGATGGCGCAATCCGATCAGGTGTGCGTGTCATTCAGCGCCGACAATATGGAGCGCGTAGCACGCGAGATCGCCAGCATCGGCTCGTTTGTGGTGCTTGCTTGTGATCAGGACAAGGAAGAGCGGTTCACCAAGCTGAGTCAGGAGCTGGATTGCGCGATCATTGTAGCGCACGGTCCCGACAAGGGTTGGGACTTCAACGATGAGCAGCAGGCGCACGGCGTCGATGCGGTGCGCCGGCAGATTGATGAAGGATTGCAGCAGTTCGCAACCCGCAAGGTACGTGCCCAGGCTGAAAAAGATGCAGAAGAGGGGCCGCTGGATCTGTGGAAAAAAACCACGGCGCCAGCATTTCCCGAAACCCTGCTGCCGCCGCTGCTGGCTCGGTTCGCCAAGACACGCGCGGAAATGATCGGATGCGATCCCAGCGGCATTGCCATGGCGGCGCTAGGCACATGTGGAACGGTTATTCGCGACACCATCCAGTTGCGGATGAAGAGGCACGATGCGGGTTGGAAAGAAAACGCCAGGCTGTGGGTGATGCTGGTGGGCGATCCCAGTCGCAAGAAGACACCGATCATGCGCGCTGCCACCAGCCGGGTTGCCTATCACGATGCCGAGCTGATGCGCGCCTATGAACGGGAAAAGCAGGACTGGGCTGAAGACGGCTCAAAGGGCGCGCCCCCTGTGCCTCACCGGCTGCGCATCAGCGATATCACCATGGAAGCCGCGGCAGAGGTGTGCGCCTACAGCCCAGACGGCATCCTGGCGGTACAGGACGAACTTAGCGGCTGGTTCGGCGGCATTGAGAAATACAGTGGTGGCAAAGGTGGTGCCAAGGATCGCTCATTTTGGCTTCAGGCGTTCAACGGCGGTCATTACGCAACCGATCGCATCGGGCGTAAGGCGGCGTTCGTGGATAACCTATCGATATCCATTGTCGGTGGCGTACAGCCGGATCCCATCCGGCGTATCATGTCAGATTCGACCGATGATGGCCTTATCCAGCGGTTCTTCCCTATCATGCTTGGTGACCCGTTCCCCGGCAAGGATGTCGAGATGCCCGATGTGGCGGGTGAGTATGATCAACTAATCGACCGTCTGTGGGCGCTGGAGCCACCTCAGTCGTTTCTTGGTACATTGCCGCTGGTGTTCAGCGATGAGGCCCAGGCGCTGCGCTCTGAGCTGGAATTACAGCATCTGGATATGGTTTCGACGCTGGAGGGCGTTAACCGCAAGATCGCTTCGCATATCGGCAAATATGACGGCTTATTCGGTCGGCTGTGCATCATCTTCCATTGCATCGAGCATGTCACGCACAGCCATGACCATCCGCTATCGGACACAATCCAAATCGACACCGCCAAGCGGGCGTCGTTGTTCCTGCACAAGTTTCTGAAGCGTCATGCTATGGCCTTCTATACAAACGTCGCCGGCCTCACTGATGACCATGAGATCATCAAGGACGTTGCCGGGTACATCCTGTCAAAGAAGGAAGAGCGTGTGTCCCTGCGGACGCTGGCGCGGGGCACCAGGGCCATGCGGCGGCTGACCAAATTCGAGGGACATCAGATCTTTGAACAGATGGTGGCCTATGGATGGCTGGAAGAAACTCAGTCCAGATCGGACGCATCGGCGTGGCAGGTCAACCCGTTGGCCCATACGCTGTTCGCCGATAGAGCCGATCAGGAGCGTGAACGGCGCAGCGAGGCGCAACGGCGGGTTAAGGAATATCTGGAGGATTGAACGGTTCGTCGTGCTTTTAGGGCATTTGGACGTGCGGACTGTCACCGACTGGCCCTTACGCAGGAAAGATATAAGAAACTCTTCTTTTTTACATATTGGGTCGTTTGGGCGGTTGTCACGCGCGCTAAGGGACAGTTGGTGACAGCATGACCGACCGCCAAAACAAATCCCGCGGCTGGTGGCGTTATGGCGCTTGACGGATAGCGCCATGGCGCGCATGATAGGTGGGAAGGAGAACGATGATGGGCGTTGACGAGTTTGTTCGGAAGATGGGCCGGGCACCTGATCACTTTCTTGAATTCTGGCTTGACGGTCATCGGGAAAAGCCAAGCGATTGGCCGCTGTCGATGAATCAAGCTGATTGGCTTGAGCAGTTTATGGTTTGGCTGGAGGCGCAAGCATGACCCGCACCGTAGCAGACGCATCGCGCGATTATCGCAAGCGGCGGACGGATAAGGTGGCGCGCTACCAGGAGGCTTTGGAGCGGATTGTCGCTCAGGATGACACCGATCCGAAGTGGGAGCCAAGCCACATTCAACGAACCGATCGCCAGTATGGATGGGAGCAAGCCATGCGCCTGGCGGCGGATATCGCCCGCAACGCTCTCCAGCCTAACCCGCCAGCGGCTCAAGGAGGTGAGTGACTTGCGTATTGCGTGATTTAGCGTAATGTGCGGGGTGACAGAGCGTTCTTGGTAGGTCCGCTCGATGTCACCCCTAACGGCAAGGGAGCGCCGCTATGAATGATTGTAAGCCACAAGATCAGTATCAATGCAATATGCAATCCCCTGGGTTCAAGGGCGCATTGCATGAGACGCTGGCGTGCGCATGGTTCATGTCGCAAGGATATGAAGTTTTCCGTAATGTCAGTCCTCACGGGCCGGTGGATATGATCGCCATGCGTGGCAATGAAATCATCAAGGTTGATGTAAAGACCGCATCCATTTCGCGAAAATCGAAAGAAGGCGAAATCTTTTATACCTCGACCAAGCTTTCCCAAGCCCAGATTGATTTAGGGGTTAGGATATTGCTGCTTTACAATGGTGTAGTCCTAGGGTGGAGGGAGGATATCGTCGTTGAACAAATAAACGAGACTTTCCTGCCTAGTGATTTAGCTGAGGAAATTTATAACACAGCGGGTCCAATCTCAAACATTGCTCAAAGATTTGGGGTTAGCACCTATCACGTTAAAAAGATTAAGCTTTTGACGCCTGAAAATTACAGCGCAGCCGGCCGTCAGCTTCAGCGGGAGGGGCTATGACCATTGTAAGAGCACTCTGGGGCTTTGGCCCAAGTAAGGCTGAGCGTATCGTTGAGCTTGAGCAAAATTTGCGAAATGAATCAGCACTGCTGGATTTAATGGCATTTCGCAATCCAGCGACGTTTAGATCTGTTTGTATGGAGATCAACGGTTCGCATCAGTTTAGGCCTGGTGTGGCCCGCTTGGAATATATCCAAGCTAAGCAAACTATAAACGTGGTACGCGCTAGATCAGATGGAGAGTGTTTGTCATGACCACCAGTATCGTTGAGCGGATGGCTGAAGCTATTTGCATTGCTTTAGGCGATGACCCTAACCGGGAAGGGGAGAGGCTTACGGCATATGAAGAAGCCGCCCGCGCCGCCCTTGCCGCTGCTCGGGAGCCTAGTGAGGGGATGGCTATAGCTGGAGGGTGTGTCAGCACATGGACGCCAGACGATGATGGCGGTGAATACGAGGATTATGTTGGTGATTATCGCGCTGCTGACGTTTGGCGCGAAATGATCGACAAGGCGCTGGAGGAGGATGAGTGATGCGGCTATTACAATTGGTGGCGCAGGTTATCGGCACAGAACGCTTTAGCTATTTTGATGTTTGGTGCATCGGATCAATCACGTATATGGCTATGGAGCATCAATGGCGATGGCTTCTCATTCCAGCTATACTACTCACAGCAGTGGTATCGGTTACCGTGCGTGAGTTTGGCAAAGACAGGGCATGACCCGCGCTCTCTCCTGGGGCTTCTGGACCGCCATCGGCAGGGGCTTGGCTAATCGCTTGTTAAGGGCTATGTTGGGGTGATGCCAGCAGGTCGCCCCAAGAGGATCAGAAATCCCAATCCTGTCAGGGAAACCGAGAAGGGTTACACCCGGCGATTCAATCGGGGTGGCGTAGAGGGCAAGCGAGATCGCAAGTTCGGCTTAGCTCCTGGCGATCGAGACTTCATGCATGATTACCAGCAAGGTCAGTGCGGTATATGCCAGCGCCATGAAAGCGAGTTCACGCGCAAGCTGGCTGTGGATCATTGTCATGAAACCGGACGCGTGAGGGGGCTTTTGTGTGGCCCGTGTAATACGGCCCTAGGATTGCTGTCCGATGATAAGCAGCGCTTGGAGCGTGCAATCCGTTGGCTGATGACGACTGAAGAGGCTGAGGCTTCAAATGGCTGAATACGACGAATCCACACGCGTCACCATTCTTGACAAGTTGGCGGAGGGCATGAGCCTGTCCGCCATTTGTCGTGAGGATGGAATGCCCAACCGGCTAACTGTGCAGCGCTGGCAAGAAGCTGATGAAGCGTTCGATGTAGCAGTTACACACGCGCGCGAAGAGGGTTATCAGGCTCGTGCAGACGCCGCTGTCATCGCCGCATGTTCGGCAAGTGATGCCGGCCTTGGGCGTCTCGCTTTTGATGCTGAGCGCTGGTATTTGGGCAAATTGTCCAATGCATTTAGCGACAACAAAGAACAGCGCGTTCGTCAGACAGTAACTCTTAGCGAAGAGGCCGCCTCATGGCTGGGACACAAGTCCTAAATCTTGCCGCAAAACGCTGGCCAACCAAGCGTGACAGACTTGCTGACGGTTTTTACAGCATCAAAGACAAGAACGGTGCAACTGTTCCTTTTCGGATGAACGAGGATCAAGCAAAGTTCATCGATGAGCGCCATGGTATGGACGTGGTGCTTAAAGCGCGGCAGAAGGGATTTACGACAGTCATCCAGATAGACATGCTGGATGACTGCCTGTTTATTCCCAATACTGCTGCTGGCGTAATCGCGCACAATCTGAATGACGCTAAAGCGTTCTTCGCTGACAAGATCAAGTTTGCTTATGACAAGCTGCCATCTGAGTTTCGTGCAGTGGTGTCGGCTGAGCAAGACGCCGCGGACAGCATGAAATTCAGCAATGGCTCCAGCATCCGCGTTGGGACGTCGCTGCGCTCTGGCACGCTCCAGCGGCTGCATGTGTCGGAGTACGGCAAGCTATGCGCCAAGTACCCCGAGAAGGCGCGCGAAGTGCGCTCTGGTGCGTTTAACACGGTGCAGGCAGGGCAGCATATCGTGGTGGAAAGCACCGCTGAAGGCCAGGCTGGCCATTTCTATGACCTGACACAAAAGGCTCAGCAGAAGTCGGATGCTGGCACGCCGTTGACCGCCCTCGACTTCAAATTTCATTTCGCGCCATGGTGGACATCGGCAGAGTATGAGCTGCACGAGGATGTGACGATCACTACTGAGTTTGCCGATTATTTCGAGGAACTGGCGGCAAAGCATAACATCCACCTGCGTCAAGAGCAGAAGGCTTGGTACATCAAAAAGTCAGAGCAGCAGGGCGATGACATGAAGCGCGAGTATCCTTCAACGCCGCAAGAGGCGTTTGAGGCGAGCATTGAAGGAGCCTACTTTGGCACCGAGATGCGCAAGATGCGTAAGGAAAAGCGTATCTGCCGCATTCCCGTTATGGAGGCCCCTGTCTACACGACATGGGATCTTGGCCTTAACGACAGCATGACCATTACGTTCTGGCAGGATCATGGCTTTGAACGCCGTGCTATCGACTATTACGAAAACAGCGGCGAGGGCTTTAATCATTACGCTGCTGTGTTGAACCGTAAAGGCTACAACTATAGCCGCCATTACATGCCACATGATGCCGATCAGCGTTCGCTCACCGAAGTGGCAGATACGCGGCGGATGCACGCTGAGCGCGCTGGTATTCGTCCGATCGAGGTGCTGAAACGCATTGATACCGAGCAATCAGGTATTGACGCATCGCGCTCATTCCTCGCTAAAGTGTGGATTGATGAGACTCGCTGTGCCCGTTTGATCGCGTGTCTGGACAATTATCGTAAGGCTTGGGATGACAAGCTTGGGCAGTTCAAGTCATATGCGTTGCATGATGAGTTCTCTCACGGCTATAAGAGCTTTGAGAGTGCGGCGATCAAGCCGGAAAAGTCAGGAAGTGGCACCATGAATCTGTCAAGCCTGAAGCGAGGGATTGTTTAATGCTTGATCCAGAACTCGCTGCGCTGAACGGCTGGGCGCAGGAGCCAGAGACAGCGCCCGGCCTAGATTTGGACGAGCTGGTCGATGCCTTGAAGCGTGAGGCCGACGCCGCTGACAGCGAGTGGGAACGCCTGCGGCAGTACCAGGACCTTGCCCGCGACTATTACGAAGCGCGTCCGTTCGGCAACGAGGTCGATGGACGTAGCCAGATCGTGCTGCCTGATGTGCAGGAGACGATCGATTACATGGTGCCGCTGGTGCTGAGAGTATTTGTCAGCGGCGAAAAGGTAGTCGAGTTTGAAGCTGAGGATGAAGCAGACGTGGAACTGGTTGATGAGGCCAGTAATGCCGTAAGCTATCATTTCATGCGCAAGCAAGATGGTTACCGCGTGCTGCACGACTGGCTTATGTCTGGTCTTTCGGAAAAGTATGGCGTTGCCAAAACTACTGTAATTGATGAGGAAAAGGTAACGCGTAATCGCATTATCATTTCCGATCCCGTAGAGCTGGAATCAATTCAAGGTGAGATCGAGGAAACGCAAGAAAACCCTGATGGCAGCTATTCTCTGACCATTAAGGGTGGGAAAAAGTCAAAGCGCTTCGTTGATGAAACTGTACCGGCGGAAGAATTTCGCTATTCTGCACGGGCACGGCATGAGGATAGCGCTGATTATCTCGCGCATTGTCCTGTCAAAACTCGATCAGAGCTTGTTGATATGGGCTTTGATCGTGAGCAGGTTTATGCGTTGCCGACCTACTCGCGCCTGCCTGATGGTCGCAATCACAATCGCTACGATCCCGATCCTGAGTCCACGCCCGCGCTTCAGCAAGTGCGGCTTTGGGAGGAATACGCCCGCATTGATCTAGATGGTGACGGCATTGCCGAGCGCGTTCAGGTGTTCCGGGTTGATAACGAGATCCTGCGATGGGCGGACGGCAAGTTAGCCATTGAAACGGTTGAAGAGCAGCCTTTCAGCGTGTTTTGCCCTTTCCCGCGACCCAATCGCTTGATTGGCTATTCGTTGGCTGAAAAGGTGATGGACGTTCAGCTTGGGCGTTCGACAATTGCCCGGCAGTTGTTTGATGGAATGTACCAGGCGAACATGCCACGTCCGATTGTCGAGACGAATGGCATGGACGAGAATACCATTGACGATTTGCTATCGCCAATTGCAGGTGCGCCGATTCGGGTTTCTCGTGCGGAATCGGTGCAGGCGTTTCAGACCAATTTTGACGTTGGCAAGTCTCTGTCAGTGATGGAGTGGTTCAGTCGCGAGCGCGAAGCACGCTCTGGCACCGCACGTTCATCGCAGACTTTAGACCCCAATACTCTTAACAATCAAACTGCCACCGAATATTCTGGCGACCGTGAAGATGGCCAAACTCGGCAGGAGTTTGTGACGCGCAACTTTGCAGAAGCGTTTGTGCGCTTGCTGCTAAAAAAGTATCGCCTGATGCGCGCTGAGGGGGTGAAGTTCAAGGCAAAGATCAACGGAGCATATAAGGAAGTCGATCCTTCCTTGTGGCCGGAAGAGCTTGATTTCGAGACAAAGGTTGGTCTTGGCAGGGGCAGCAAGGATAAGCGCGTACAGGGGCGTATGATGCTTGCGCCATTTTTGGCGGAGGGCGCGCAGACCGGCAAGGTATCAGATAAGAAGCTTTTCCACGCTATTGATGGTCTGGTGCGCGATCTTGGCTTGGGCCGCGGTTCTGACTTTTGGGATGACCCAGACGCGCCGCCTGAGATTGATCCTGCGACTGGCCAGCCTAAGGAAGAGCCACAGCAGTCTGATCCCGAGGCTATGGCGGCGCAGGCTGAAGCGCAGCGAGAACAGCAGAAGCTTGAGCTTGAAAAGCAAAAGACGGCTGCAACGCTCCAACTCCAGCAGGAAAACAACGCTGCCACCGTCAACGCCATGCGTGAGAAACACGCCATGGAAATGCAGCAGCGTCGTGAGGCGGCTGACCTTGACGCGCAGCTAAAGCAGCAAGCCGCAGAGCGTGACTATGCGCTAGAAATGTACAAGGCTGACAAGCAGGCGGAACTGGCGGTGTATCAGGCCAATCTTCAGGCCGAAACATCGCGGCATGTTGCGTCTAATCGGCCGGGTGGGGATTTGGACAAATAGCATGACGTGTTGTATGATGCGGGCTGGACCGATGTTGACAGCATCGACCAGCCCTAACCCCACGATGAGGACACATCGCATGGCTGAGAAGCACCTACCTACTGCAAGCCTAGTCCGTCAACTTTTTACTTATGACGCTAAGACGGGTGAATTGACACATAATCAACGAGATATGACTCTCTTTCATAGAGAGGGTGACATGCTCAGGTGGAATACATGTTTTGCGGGAAAATGTGCTACTAGCTTAGGAAAGAATGGTTATCTTTCTGTTGGTATTTCTAACAAGAGGTATTTTGCCCACAGGATAGCCTGGTTGATTACGCATGGAGAATGGCCCGATACCATTGACCATATAAATGGTAAGACTGACGATAATAGAATTGACAATTTAAGATCAGTTTCTCGCGCCTCTAATCAACGCAATCTTGCCATCAGCATGGTAAGCAGCAGTGGCCATAGAGGTGTTTATCTTGATAGGGGCAAGTTTGTGGCCAAGATCAACGATGGCGGGCGTCAAAAACATTTAGGAAGATTTATTGATGCGCGTGATGCAATAAATGCCCGCATCTCAGCCGAGGTAGAATTAGGCTATCACGAAAATCACGGGAGGCGCGGCCATGTTGCGTAAAATCGCAGTCGCATTAGTGCAATGGCTTTGCGCGCGATACTCGATCGCATTGGTCGCTGAAGCGCGGATTTCTAATGGCGTTGAAGCTGTGGCCAGAGGCCAGAGGTATGAGGCGTTTTTTAATGAGGAAGACGGGCTGCATGATATGTTCGTGCAGCTGAGGCGTGACTATTTCGAGAAAGTAGGTGCCCTCAGTCCCGGTGACACAGAGTCACTGAAAGCTCTAGCAATGGCAGATCGTATCTGCCGTGAGGTAGAGCGCAAAGTACAAACCGTTATTGAAACGGGCAAGCTTCGTGCTATGGATCAAGCGCACGTAAACAAGATTGCGTCTATTCGGCGCTGATGTGTATAGGAGCAGTTAATGGCCCAGTATGAAGATACAGCCGGCAACGCACCAGTCGATGACATGGACAGTGCAGCCAACGCTATTGGTGAGTTGAACCTTGGCGCTGACGACGATTTGAAGCGAATTAATGGTGATCAGGACGCCGGAGACGGTGATGATGACGCCGACAGTGATCAGAGCGACGACGATGACCTCGACGTTAGCGAAGATGAGGCGGACGAAAGCGACGAATCCCAAGGGACCATCGAAGCTCCAGTCAGCCTGAACGCGGAAGAAAAGGCCAAGTTTGCAGCGCTTCCCAAAGAGGCACAGCAATATGTGGCAGATCTGGAGGCACGTCGCGCCACCCAGGTCCAGACCGCAACCACGAAGGCATCGGAAGCCCAGCGCACGGCAGAAGCCGCCGCAGCCCGAGCCGACGCAGTAGCGCAGGCGAAATATGCTCAGCAGTTGAGGGCGTTCGGGGACAATCTTGCCCCACAGGCGCCGGATCCTAACCTGGCTTATTCCGACCCGCAGGCATTTATTGCCCAGCAGGCGCAGTATCAGGCTGCAAAAGCCCAGCATGACGAGTTC